AAAACCATCGAATGGCTGCTCTGTTTCCATTGCAAGCCTGTTAGATGCTGTTAGTGCATAGAATAAAACAGTATAGAAGTAGATGTTAGTAAAGTCAACAGACTCCTCATCACCGTAGTGCATCTGCTCCTTACCAAAGTAACCATGGAGGTTCATCTGACCAAGTCCGATAGCACGAGACTTTCGGTTACCCTCAGCAACTGACATTACAGAATCAATGTATGATTGCTCTGATACAGAAGTTAGTGCACGGATAGCCACCTCAATGGTCTTGCCAAAGTCTGGTGACTCCATGGCCTTAGCAATGTTTAGTGATCCTAGGTTACAGGAAATATCCTTACCAATCTCCTTATACGACATGTCGTTATTGTAGGTGGTTGGTGTATTTACCTGGAGAATTTCCGAGCACAGGTTAGACATATTAATACGACCATCAATTGGATTCTCCTTATTAACGGTATCTTCATAAACAATGTATGGATATCCAGACTCAAACTGAATTTCTGCAATACGTTCAAAGAGCTCACGTGCCTTGATCTTGGACTTTTTAATTCTGGCATCATCTACAAGGGTGTGATACATTTCGGTAATGGAGATATCGCTCATTGGCTTTCCATATACTCTTTCCACGTCATAAGGCGAGAACAGGTACATGTCATCATTATTTCTAGCAAGCTCAATAGTAATATCTGGAATTACTACACCAAGACTAAGAGTCTTGATTCGGATCTTCTCGTCAGCATTTTCACGCTTGGTGTCAAGGAATCTCATGATGTCTGGGTGGTGAGCGTTTAGGTAAACTGCACCTGCACCCTGACGAGCACCTAGCTGGTTGGCGTAGGAGAAGGCATCTTCCAGAAGCTTCATTACTGGGATGATTCCTGAAGACTGGTTCTCAATTCTCTTAATTGGTGCACCCTGTTCACGAACGTTAGTTAGGTTAAGTCCAACCCCACCACCACGCTTTGATAGCTGAAGCGATGAAGTAACTGCACGAGCAATTGACTCCATGTTGTCTTCAACACGTAGCAAGAAGCAGGAAACAAACTCTCCACGCTGTTGCTTACCAGCATTTAAAAATGTCGGAGTTGCAGGCTGGAAGCGACCAGAAATGATTTCTTCAACCAAATCCTTAGCAAGATCTTCGTTACCACGAGCCAACATTAGTGCATTCATGCATACACGATCTTCAAAACGCTCTAGGTAACGCTCACCATCAAATGTTTTAAGGGCGTAGCTGGTATAAAACTTGTAGGCACCAACAAAGGTTGGGAACCTAAACTTATGCGAATATGCCTGCTTAAACAAATCTTTAATAAATTCAAAAGAATACTGATCAAGAATTTCTTTGTCATAGTATTCATTTTCAACTAGATATCCTAGCTTTTCTTCTAAACTGTGGAAGAATACTGTATTTTGATTTACGTGGTCAAGGAAGTATGCCTTGGCAGCTGCCCTATCCTTATCAAATTGAATCTTGCCATTTGCATCATATAGATTGAGCATGGCGTTTAGCTCATGGTAACTATAGTTGTCCATACAGTACTTCTAACCTCTCTTTTATTTTTTTAACATCCTCATCAGTGCCGAATATTTCTACCCTGGCAATAATAGGTACACCTGTTTTAGCTGAGATCATATCTGCTGCTTTGCAGAAATGTTCTCCAAAATTTGTGTTTCCAGTTCCTATTACTCCACGTAATAAGTTTCTGTTGTGTTCGATATTTAGAAAATGTCGAACCTGTCGTGGGATTGCAGATTTTTCACTACCTCCACCATAAGTAGGAACAATAAGCACATACTCGTTATGAGCAAGGGTAGGCCTATTACTATCCCAATCAATAGGAATACGAATAGAACTTCCATCTATCTTATCAACCAGCCTTTTCGTATTTCCTGAATAGTTAGAGAAATAGACGATTCCTATGGACATCTATTCTAACTCCTTTTTTAAATATTAGATGATAGTAAAGGGGAGGATTATAGCCCTCCCCTCTACAATTTTACCACTTGTTACTTGATGAAAGCAAGCTTTTTAGACTTTGGCTTACCAACGTTGTACTTCTTTACCAAAGTGTTATACTGCCACTTTAGCTTACGTAGAGCCTTGGCAACATCTACGCCTTCAGCAGTAAGAGATGCAATTGTTGCATTAGCTACGGCTAGATCAGCAAGAGCCTTTGTTAGCTCTGCCTCAATATTACGTGGCTGACCAACAGTAATAGTTGTAGTGGCAGAAGAGCTAGCTGCATATGCAGTTACGGTTACAGAACCAGACGATGGCAATGTAACTGTGTGGCTAACTGTACCATTTGCACCAGTTGTTACGGTAGTGGTTGAGATTACTCCGTTAGTGTTAATAACTAGGTTAACGCTTCCAGATCCCTTTGCATTGTCGTACTTATCGGATGCAGAAACTACGACAGACTGAGTAGTTCCAGCAATAGCAACTGATGGTGCAGAGATAGTAACCTTAGCAACATCACCAGCAGTTCCCTTTACATAGTATGTAGTTTGAGTATTACCAACTGTAACAACAACAGACCCAGTTGCAGATGTCTTAGTAAAGACAAATAGCTCTGCACTTGTGCTAGATCCAGTATTTACTGAAATTGTAGCAGATCCACTAGCAGAGGTTGCTCCTGCCAATGTAGAAAGCAGTAGTGCATTTGTAGCAGTTGCAGATACTGTTGCATTGTTTGCTAGACCAGAGACCGAAATGCTAAGTGCATTTGACGCAGTTACGCTGTCTCCTGGTACTGGCAGAGCAACAGCAGTTGCGGAAGTTGTACCACCATTTGCTGCAGCACCAGCAATTGTTAGAGTCTGGGTATTAGCGGATGCAGGAACCACAGACAATGTTGCTGCAGTTAGTGCTGTAACTACGGCAATAGCAAGCTTAGATAGCTTCATATTTCTCCTTTGTTTTTTAATCTAGATTAGATCAAATCTAGCCAAGTATTCTTTTACATCTTTTGGCATAGGCTTATATTCTATCACATTGTCTGGCCTACTGTCAACAGCCTCTTTTGGCCTATCCCTAAAAGTATGAACCTCAACTTCAAGGTTTTGATCTCTTGGGGTATGTGATATTGCACCAAAGATTGCACCACAAACAGCATCTGCCAAGTCTTTAGACTTTTTTCTTGGGTGGTCAACCTTGTTATTATTCATAATCTTTAGCTCTGACAGCTCATCAAATAATAAGTCAATCATGGGCATAGCAAGTCGCTCTTCATATACTAGCATTGCCATATCTTCATAGTGTTTCTTTGCTACAGATACCGTCTCAGTTCTCATGCCAATAGACTTCAGCTCATTCTGAATATCAAATGATTGCCAACGGTCAAACGATACCATTCCAATATTAAATCCAAGCCTACGCAAATTTTGAATCCATTGCTTTACCTCAGACAGATCAACTGGTCCCTCTACTCTTGGCTCCCACCAGGCTACGGCATCTACAACAACCACTGGTGCAATTTGCTGATAATCTTTAATTACCTGAATGTTAACCCATTTGTCTACGTGAGCAATTGCAACGGCACACTTGTCATGCTTCTGTGCAAGGTCAGCGTGAACAAAATAAATTTTTTCTGGATCTGGTTTAAAGGTTTCATCAAAACGACGTAGCTGATCTAGTGGATTTCTAATAGTCATAGACGCTTTAACCTTTTCAGTTTGTTTAAAGAATCTGTCTGATGCAAATGTTGGAACGCATGCAAAGCGTTGCATAGCGTCTCCCATATCAGTAAAGAATGCAAGCTTAAAGTCATCAATCTTGCGTGTTGGATTAACAACCCATGTCGGACGCTTTAATGCAAACATACCTGGATACTTATATGAAATAACAGTATCCTCATCCCACTCAATATCTAAATAGTTACCCTCAGCATCTGATGGAAGCTCAGGATTCATAATAAACCTATGACTCTTAGTTACAACTTCTTTTTCTGCAATAACAGCCTCATACCTCTGAGAAATAAAGTCACCTGGAAAACGTGGGAACGACAATAGGGCTACCTTACCAAGATCTGGAAAGCGTGAATCTACAGATGCACGGAAGGCTTTATAGATATTATCCGCAGTTTTAC